ATGCAAATAGTGTTGGTATTATGGGACCGTTGTCACCGTAGTTAAATGTATTGTTGTCCCCATACCAGTTTTTTATCGGGGTGTCCCAGCTCATAAATTGATCTGGTCTAAATATATCCGCATATATATCACCACTATTTTTACCATCTAATCTTACACCTATACCCTTATGGTATTCGTACTCTTTTACCTTTTCACCGTAAGAAATGTCGGTAGGTATATTTATTAGGTTTATCAACTTATTTGGTGCTAATACTTCTGGGTTGAAATCAGGATTACTTATAGAGTTATTTGGTATGTTTTGTATACGCATTTCATATCTAGGTATTAATGCAGAACCTATAATCTCTATATCTGAAGTTATCTGTTCAACCTGGTCTCTGAGTACTGGGAAATTCCATGATATATCAACATCATCATCTATTTTAGGGAAATAACTTAGACTAGCACCAGGTTCGGACATGTTTGTTTCTGAATGTTTGTTATACTTACTTTTTATTGTGTAAAATTTCCTTTTTCTATTAACAATGTCGTACTCAAATAAACCACTATTAGTACCTTCCCATCCACCAGTTAAGTTTTCACCATTTGTTGATGATGGTACTCTTATACCTGGTATTCTATGGGTGTTATAACTACCCCATGGTACTCTATTATTCCAAGCTTCGTTCTGATCGTACATTTCAAAAGCATAATAACCTTTTGTGGGTATACTATTTTCAGTTTCTTCTGTAGGTACTAAGTCACCGAATTGGTTTACCTTAACATAATCCATGTACATCGGTAATGATATCCTGAAAATACCAGTACCGCGCTCTGCTTTGTAGGCTCCAACCCTTACTCTACTACCAGGTGTTAGTTTATCATCTAATCTGTAAACTACAACTATGGTTTCTTGTAGCGGCCATATTTCACCAGTATTTTTATCCAGTGCTTTATTATACCCAGGTATTGATAGTTTGCTTTGGTTTCCGTCCCATGAGTAATCTGGTTTAACGCAATAAGAATGTGATGGACTACCTAACCAACCAAAAAATATAGCTGTTGGTGTATAGTTGTATTCTACCTTAAAGTCGCATCTTGTAATACCAACATCGTGTTCTTCATCGTCACCCCAAAATGGTGATACGTTGACTTGTTTTATCTCGTTGAATATGTTAGGCATTTCATTTATATTGGTTTTTACCTCTACATTGAACGTATCGTTACCTGAATAAATAAATTTTGGTACTTTAAATGGGTCTGTATTGTCTGGTGTCCCAGTAGCTTCAGCAACGCTTTTAATGTTTTTATATTCTGATACAGATTCAACGATATCGTTAGCTGTGACCTCCATACTACTCGTATCAAAAATATCGAAATCCATCATGATATTGTGGGATCCTACTGGTACCCCGAATATCATATAATCACCAGATTTATTTGTTGTTACTGTGTATTTATAATATTTTTCCATTATCTCCAAATATTGTGGATAATGGGTTAAATCATTTATTACTGGTAGATTACCTACGGCTCTATGGCTAGGGTTTTGGTTCCTAACTCTAGGCAGTAGATTATATCTAACTCCGTTTGGGAATTGGTCGTTTATAGTCTCAAATGGGTATAACTCGGTTATTTCTGGTCTCTCTTTATCTTCAACGGTTATAGGTACAAATATAGATATCTTGGCATTTTCTAACCCATACCCATTAGAGGTTTGTACCCTACCTACTATAGTACCGAAATCTGAAGATGTTTTAGTATAAATGTCGGTACTACTAATTTTTAAACTTAATATTTCTAGGTTATCGAAATCTTCTTCTAAGTTTATTAGTATACGATCATCTACTTGATCTTCATTTAAGACTATTTTAATATTTCTATCCATTATTGGTTTGGTATGGTTGCAGTTACTGGTATTGTTTTAATATCGACATCTGGGTTCTTTATGCTAAGTATTTGGTATTCTTCAACTAATATGAAATTGTTTTCTATGTCAATCTCACCTGTAGCTGTGTCGATAATACTCTGCTTTGTTTTACTACTAGAGTAACCAACCCCAGTATTATTAAACGCTTTTATGTAATTAATATTAATAACACCATCAATTTGTGTTAATTTAGCAACTAGAGTACCAACACTATAGTTTTTACCTAGCTGAGATTTATTGTTAGTAAATTCATTTGCTATAGTATCGCTTATCCTAGCAGATACCTGTGTTTGTTGTCCAACTTCAGTTATCACACCAACTTCAAAACCTATGTTAATAATCTCAGCTGGTTTAACGATAACATAATCATTTATCATTCTATATTTAGATAAGTATGTTGCTATGTTTTCCATTAATAACGATGTTACTGTGCTTGATATATCACCATTATTATCGTAAGTTAAAACACCTATCTCTATTTTGTTTGATCTTTGTGTTATACTAGTTTTAGCTGGTGTACCGAAAGTACTAGGCATAGACATTATTAACGCCTTATAATCGTTTAACGTTACAGCTCTATTTTGTGCGGAGAAATTGTAAGCTATATATTGTCTTAATTCTTCTATACTTGGTTCGTCAGAACCTCCTAGCGCTGGTGTTGTATTGATAACCGTAATGGTATCTCTAATATTATTAGAAATTGACTCTTCTGGTCCGTTTATTTCGGCTATTAACCTACCTACTTCAGTTATGGTGCCTGTACCCGCATTAGAGTCTACACCACCACCAACTCTATATCTTATGTACATGGTTGTGTTAGCTATTGGGGCTAAACCTAAACTACCATTCCTTAGGAAGCTTTTTAAATCGAAACTCCCTGAATCCATGAAGTCATCTAGTATGTCCATTGATGTGTCTGTTTGAGCACCGAATGTTATTTGACAGAACCCGTTTGGGGTGTATTCTACTATATACCTTTGGTCTATCTTTTCATACATACCTTTAGCTATACCATCGACTCTAGGTGAGTTAGCATCTTCTATGAAGACGTTATCTTCCGCTAGTGAAGGTACTTCGTACCACTTGTTAGTACTGTTATTAAATTCATTTAATGTTGGTATAGCTGTATAACTAGTACCAGTCTTGTGTATGATTGATTCAACGGATAATACGTTGTCTTCGGGTAAAGTTATCTTTTGAAAAGGGTTACTTACGTTAAATACTTGTACGAAATTTTTAGTCGTACCAGCTATAATTAAGCCAGTTTTTGTTATCGTATAACCAGTTAATTTACCGTTAACGAATATCGGTATTTTAGTTCTATCTGAGTTACCAGAACTATTTACGGCTGAACTGAAGTCTATATCATATAATACTTCATATGTGTTTTCTTCGTTCGTTACTTGTGTACCAGCTTTAATTATGGGTAAGTACCTAACGTCTTCTTGGTCACCATATGCTGGTATCTGAGCCGAAAACTCAACCACCCCTACTGACGCAGATTTTGTTGGTAACTTTAAACCATAAGTTTTAGCTATATTATATAGTGATTGTCTTTCTTGTGCGTAATCGAGTACCGTTTCTTGTAACGCTCTGTCTATCTGAAAATTTAAGTTATCTGCCATCGCAGCATTCAAATCTAGGAACACTGAAAGTATGGAAGCGTCATTGAAGTTTTGTACTACTTCTGGGTAGTATTGTTTTATATAATTTATTTGCTCCGTTTTTAATGAAGCGAAATCTCTTTTACTGTAGTTTATTTGTCTTGCCATTTTCTTATATAGTTAAACCCAAAGTACCATTCGCCTGGAATGTTCTGGTTGTTATAGTGTAATCTAAATTTATTTTTATCTGGTGCTCCTTTTCAGTATCATTTAAATGTTTAGGATCGTCACCAACCTTACTTATGATAACATCGTTTAATTTCAAGTTTGGTATATACTTCTCTACCGCATCCGATATCTCAGATTCAATTTTACCCATAGTTATATCATCTAAAGGTTCGAATAAGTATTGGTATATATTCGTACCGAAATCTGGTAAAAAGTATCTACTACCTTTCTTTGTTAACAACAAATGTATCAACATAGATTTAACCTCTTCTTCTGGTAAAGATGTTAATCTAATATAATCACCTTCTTCAGAAAAGTTAAAAGGGAAATCTAAACCGAATGTTTGTTTTTTTAAGGCCATAAACGTTTTAATATAAATATCGTAACAAATTATTTTTTGTAAATAAAAATCCCATCATTATTAATGATGGGATTTGAATACGTAAAACCNTTAAAGGTTTATTATGAGCTACAACCAAAGCAGTCGAATTGACTATCTTCAGGTTTGTTATTTATTTCAGTCATAATTGGTTCTTTAGGTTTACTCGTTGTGTTCGGATCATTTTCGTTGTTTATACTAATAGCTAAATGTTTAGCTCCAGTCGATATGGCTTTTGTTCTAACGTAATAACATAATGATTTTAAACCCATTTTCCATGCATGGAAATGACTGGATGATAGTTTTTGTATACTTGGGTCTTGAAAGTAAATGTTCATTGACTGTGATTGGTCGATGAAAGGTGCTCTATCAGCCGCCATATTTATTAACTCTTTTTGTGATACCTCCCAAAT